GCCCCGCACCCGAATCAATACCTAAGATTGAAGGGTGATGATATAGTCTGAACTACAGCAATGGAAAAGCTGTAGAACCGAGAGATAAACAGCTTTCGGGATAACAAATTGATACCGGTCCTGCTGATCCGGGCGACCCGACCCAACCTTCCACCTTCAAGATTGCCCGTGAGACTCTGATTACTGCTCAGCGTTTGCTGCTTGATACCGGCAACCTGAACATGTTCCATCAGAGCATTGGTTCTCTGACCCTGCTCGACGACTACCGCCGCTGGCGTGATCGCGTGTTTATTGACGAACTTGCCAAAGCTGAAGCCAACGGTGCCGCATCTTCTTCCCAGGGTGGTTACTACTTTGCTGGTGGTAAGACCAAAGACTCCCAAGGCCGTATTGATTACTCCGCCACTGAGTATACCAACCAAGTGCAGCAGTTCTCTGTTCGCACTGACCTCCTGGAAGTTGTGAAGGACATGCGTAAGCGCAACGTCCCCACCTTTGCCGATGGTCTTTATCGCTGCATCTGTGATCCCACCTTCATGATGCATCTGCGTCGTGATAGCGACTTCCGTGAGATCGCACGTTACGCTGGTGCGCCCGGTCAAGGCATGTACATGGGTAATCCCATGATGCCTAACAACTCCAGCTTCTTCATGGGTCCCCAGGCTGGTCAGGGTTATTTCCTGGCTGGTGAGCCTGTGATGCCGACTGGTGTTCAGTTTGAAGGTGTGAAGTTCTTCGAATCCACCAACTTCCCGACCAAAAACGTTACCGCTGACTTTACTGACGGCAGCAACTACTCTTCTCAAGAAGTTGCCCAAGGTTTCTTCTTCGGTCCCCAGGCAATTGGCGTGGGTATTGGTGGTCCCAACGCTCAGGTGCTCATCAATAACAACGACGACTTCAGCCGCTTCATCATCCTGATCTGGCAACTGTATGCTGGCTTCGAGATCCTGAACAAGGACTTTGTTACCACCGCTTACAGCTTCCTGTCTGACGACGGCGCTGTTTGATAACTTATACATATAACTTTCTAGGAGAAATAAATGTCCTACCTGTCTTCCAAGAAGATCTACCCTGGTAACTGGAACGAACCCCTGAACGGTTGGTATCGCAATATTGATACCAACGACAGTGGTTCCAATGATTCCTCTAAGGGTGGTCCTACTTCTGTCCTTGCCACTCCTGGTTATCGCTATTTCCAGGTTCGTGGTTATGTGCCTATTACTGAAACCTCTGGCGGCACTCCTGTTGCCACTGGTGATGTGATCATTCCTTCCCCTTATCGGAATGATGACACCCGCACTGACATCACTGGTCTTGTTGTCAGTGGTTCCAGTACTCAGCCTGCTTATATCTATCGCACTGCCCTGTCGGTTGCTCAAGGCTGGGGCGATGGCCGTGTTGCTTCTGGTGTGTATGCTGCTACCGGAGTGCTTGTTTCCTTCGGTCGCGACTCCAGTGGCCCCACCGCTGCTTCTGGTGTTGGTGAAGGTGTGATCCAGGCCAACCTGACCTCAACCGTGTCTGGTGATGCCGCTGGCAAGATTTACTTCTCCGGTGGTTCACAAGCTTTTGGTTCTTTCCCCTTCATTACCGCTACCGGTGCTGCAGGCGTCTCTGGTTCCGTGGTGAACTATAAAGCTGCTGCTGCCACTACTTTTAAGGTGTTCACAAAAGACAGCGGTAACGCTACTGCTACTTCCGGTGGTCTGTATATCTCTGATGCTGACTCTGCCGCTAACCGCACTGGTTATCTGGTGGTTGAAGTGTGCTACATCCAGCCCGATGATGCACCTGGCTACGAAGATATTGACGGTTATCTGACTGGTCGTACCGTTAGCTGATAATTAAGGTATTATGGGACCAGGTAATGTTTTATCTGGTCCTATGCTTTATCAGCACAAGAAAACCGGCACAAGAGTAAAAGTTGTCAGTGAATGGGATAATGGCGACTGGTTCATGGTTGAAGACCAGGACGGTCGTATTTTTACCACTTACAAGACTGAGATTGAACCCGATCAACAAGCAACGAAGAAAGTAAAAACTCTTCAAGTGAAAGATGCGGCGGCAAAAGAAGAGCCTCGTTCCTTTCCACCTGATACACGCTTAAACATCAATGGTGCTACGGCACAAATGATTGCGGATCATATTAAAGGTATCGGTCTTAAAACAGCGAAGGAGATAAAAGATCTACAGCTTTCATTGTCGGGTGAAAAGTTTGCAAGCCTGGAACAGCTAAGACAAATTAAAAGGGTGGATTGGGACTCCGTCTTCGCCGCTGATCTAGTTAGGGTCTGAATTACATCCCCTGGTTCTCCAGGGGTTTTTGGTTTTAGAATAGGAAATAAAAGATAATGGCTGGTTTAATTCCTGCAGGTTATATTGCTAGACCAGAGGAAGATATTTTTCCTACAACTGGCGCACATCTTGATGTACGTGTAATTCCGCAGTTTGGCAAAGATAAAGGCAAGAAAATTAACCCAAGAAACATTCGTTCTCTTTTGCAGAATGTACTGATTGGTGAAAATAAAACACCCCTGGTACAACAGCAAGGTGAAAATTGGAACTGGAACTTTCCAGTCACGTCAGAATACGGTCAACGCACCGCACCTGTCGCAGGGGCCTCTACGTTCCACCAGGGGCTTGATATTGGCATAGGAGGGGGTACACCTATCACATACAGGGGATACGGCTCCTACGAGCCTGGAGAGGGCTTAGGGACGATCTCAACGACTGATGCGCAGGGTAACCCTTATCAGATTCAATTACTCCATACCAGAGGAGGCAAGCAGGCTGCTGTAGCCGCACCACAAGGTCAGCCTCAAGTACAACCACAGCCTGGTACTCAAACCCAACCCAAAGTTAGTGAACAAGATCAATACAAGGACTACGCAAAATTTGCTTTATTTCAAAACTTACTGAATCAACAAAATCAACCAACTATTGCCGATCAACTAATGGGTGAGCTTTATCAGGGCGTTCTTGGTTAATTGCTTTTATAATAAAGTCATATCAGAGTGTATAAGTGCAGCTTTCCGACTTTGACAAAAGTAGAGTAAGGTATCACCTCGGGTATTACGTGGTGTCAGTTCCGGCTGGTGACTACGCAAGACTCGAAGAATCAATGAACACAGTTCCTGATTCTTACTTCTACAATAAAATCATTACTCAAATTGGACGTTGCAATACCGCTGAAGCAAAAACAGAAGTTGCCACGTCACCTTCTACTCGCCTCGAAAGTATTGCTGGAGACGTTGATCGTACGATTCGCTCCAGTAATGCCAAAGAGGCTTTAAAGGTTTGGGATGAGATTTATCTCTACGAAACCAACCGACTTGCACAGATTCTTTATGTTCCCAACTACAAAGATCCAATGCAAGCAAGGTACCGCTATGAACGTTCTGGTGCCGAATTTATCCAAGCTTTGCCAGGACCTGCTGATGTAGCTGTTGGCTCAAACGTTTATTTAAACCTTAACTGGAGGTAGTTATGCCTATTGGTGGTCTTGTTAAATTAGGCGGGCGGGCATTAGGTCAAGTCGCAGATCCGACTAATTATAATTTTTTAAGAAAAGCAGCAGAAGATGTCCTGAGTCGCACTGTACCTCAAGGTGTAAATTTTGGTGCATTACCAACTCAGTTTTTAGACACACTAACAAATATTGAACGCATGGCCCCAGGGGCAGCCAAGGAAGCTGCAAGAAACAAAGCAAAGACAACCTTAACAAGGGCGGCAAGGGCTCAAGCTCCAACCCCAAGGCCTGTGGGACAAGGGGCAGGAGGTGCATTAAGGGCTCCTTCTGTGGGTCCACAAACAGTACGCCCTACGCCAACCACTGTTGCACCAAGGACAAATATTCCTGGTAGTCCACTTGCCACTGATTATGCGTTGAGCCGTCAAACAGGAATGACACAAGCCCTGGGACAAGCAAGGAATGCAGCTAAGCCTGCTGCTCAGAATTTTTTGGGTCGCATGATGAGTGCAGGTGGCGGAAAAGTTGGTCTTGGTTTTGATATTTTGAATCCTGTTCCAGGTATTGGAATGGGTGGTTCTCTTACATCTGCCTTGGGATTGGGTGGTGTTGGCGGTTTGGCAACAACCGTTGGTGGCGGGTTGTTAGCTGCTGGTGCTTTTGATGCAGCTTTTCCGCAAGGCCTTGGCCCTGGAACATTAGATGCAGAGCGCAAGCGTGGCGGATTTAAAGGTGAAGGCACTAAGTTAAGCCCTCTTGAAATGAGAGAGCTTTATGGCGGCAGTAGTGATATGGACGCAGGCCCGGCTACTCCTGCTAGGCAACCAGGCAGCGATGTAGCTCCTCCTGCACCACAGTTGCCTCCCCCTGAGTATCCCAATTTATCTCCACAAGAACGTGCTTATCAGCAAGAAATTGCACGTACTCAGCAGATGGCTGCAGCAAATCCTTATTTTCAACAGATGAATCTGTATGGACAAGGACAACGTGCAATGCAAAGCCAACAAGACATGAATCAAGTGCGTAATTTAGGTTTGGCAATTAACCGCTCTATGTACGGTGATATGACAACTCCTAAAACAGCTAATCCTTTGATGGCAGGCTTAACTCCCCCTGGTCCGGCTCAACCAGTGATTCCGATGGATGAAGAAGGTCGCATCAGTCAACTGGATACTGCAGCAGCAGGTGTACAAGACTTCATGCGTAAATATGTAGAAGGCATGAAGAAACGTAAAGGAGAAGAGTAATGGCAGATAGGGCCTTTTACGAAAAGTTCAGAACAACGCCCCAGGGGCAAGCCTTGTTGCGGATGATCCGTTACGCGGAAGGTACTGAACGGGGAGGCCCTGATTCCTATCGCGTTATGTTTGGCGGTAGCCTGGCACCTGACTTAAAGCAGCATCCTGACAAAGTCATTACAGGAGGTGGCTACTCAAGTAGTGCTGCAGGTGCTTATCAATTCCTTACTCCTACCTGGCAACAGCAACAGAAGAAGCTTGGTTTACAAAGTTTTGGCCCTGTTGAACAGGATATCGCTGCATTGGATCTTGCTAGGCAAAGGACCATGGGTCTTGGTGGTTTATCTTACCTCCAAGAAAGAGGCTTAACACCTGAGTTTGTTGCAAAACTCGCACCAGAGTGGGCATCGCTTCCCACACAACAAGGCAAGAGTTATTACGGTCAGCCTGTTAAGTCTTACGATGAATTGAAAAAAGTTTATGGTCAGCAAGCAGCAACTCCCGTTACAACCACAACAACGCAACAACCACAGCCAACAACTCAAGTGCCTGAGCAAAAAGCTCCAAAATACAATGTCAAGGATTTAATGAAAGCATCTTTATTTCAAAATCTTTTAAATCAAATTAATCAACCAAGTCCCACGCAAAGATTAATTCAACGTTTTATGAGTGGTGCGCCACTG